TCATCAATCTCTTTAAGAATTTCTTCTAAGCTTTTTTTCTCTCTACTCATCAATCAAATTCTCCTTGAATGATTTTCAACAACTGTACATTAGCAAAACTCTCACTTACATTAAATGCCACCGCGACTCTTTTTTTTATTTCTTCTAATATAACTGGATTTTTCTTTAATTCTTTTGTATCTCCAATAATGTGTTTCAAAAGTTTATGAGGTAATAGCAACTCTGACGCAAACTCATTAGCTTGAATTTCTTTTATATCTGAATAATCATTACCAAGCGGTGATTTTCTAAACAAGATTTCATATTTATCTTTATTCAACCCTTTTGAACGATTATCTAACCAATTCCAATGCATGATAATATGCCCGAATTCATGTGCCATAGTGAATCTTTGTCTAGGTAAAGGTTCGTTAGCATTTATAACAATTTCAGGAGCACCATTCTTGTTGACAATAGAGTAGCCACTTATGAGACTAGGCACTTCAAAACCGTCCATGTTGCTATAAAACACTTTAATACCAAAAGATTCTACAAATTCTTCCAAATTGTGAATAATATCATAAATATCTCTATTTTCATCTCTTTCCATCAAAGAAATAGCAGCCTCTCTTGATAAAACTTTAGACTTATTAACCACGTCAATCATAGGGCACCCCTCCTTTGTTCTAATTATACATTATAATTCTTGTTTTTTGTAAATTATTTCGCCTCACAAAAAAAGAGGCTAACCGTAATGGCTAGCCTTATATCTTGGTACGCAAGATGTTGAATAGGTCTATAAAGATAAATCTATTATAGCACATTAATAAATTTCTACAATGTTTAAACGTTCACGCCATACCCAACCATTGTTAGTGTTTGAGTACACACGGCACCAACCGTCCACAATCTCAAATACATAGAATTGATCATAGCCGGGTTTATAAACTTCATTTGTAAGCACAAAGTTGTTGCCTTGCTTTTTACAGATTGTCACGCCGTACTTGTCGGCTTTTGCTCTGAATTTAGCTTTAGGGCTATTACTCATGGATAATGGAGGCGTTGCGCCTTTGGTTAAGTTGGACGCTTGTTTTTTCTTAGGATCTAACGGCTTAAATGTTTCTTTCAAGATAAGGCGTTCATGCCAAACCCAACCGTCGTTATTTGGACTATAAACACGACACCAACCGTCCACGATTTCGAATACATAGAAGTCTGTGCCTTGCGGGTACGTTTCGTTCGTAACAACCATATTATGATTATGGTTAGCTTTTGCAATTGCCACGCCTGCACTGTCTGCTTGTGCTCTAAAGTAAGCTGTGTTTGACCATGTTAAGTTCATTGGAATTTTAGTGTACTGTTTGCTATTACTTGGTTTAGGTTTATGCGTTGTTTCAACTGTTGTCACATCTGCAAAATCTGGAACGATGAAATGTGTTAAGCCTCTAAAGTCGTCATTGCGTCGTTTAACTGGAGAATTTGCTTTACTGTCAAAGTTTTGTTCAAGTACGGTTACGTATTCCGTACCGCCTTTATTGTCAATTACAATCGCAATATGACCCCACTTAGAATATTCTTGTTCAGTCCATACCGCAATAGACGCAACGGGTGGTACATAATCTGGCGTGTTCTTAACAATTTTCCAACCAGTAGGGAAATTATTTTTAATCGCATCAATCGCATTCCCCCAAAGTTTTAATTTTTTATTTGTAATATGGTAAACGTATTGAACGGCTACGTCCATACACTGGTAGGCAAATTCGCCGTCAAAGTCGATATATTGACCCTCAAGACTTAACGCATATTTTAAGGCGTCTGATTGTGTCATTTCTGCTTTAGGTAATGGCGTTGGTTTATCTACTTTCTTGTCGCCTGCTGGTTTCTTGCTTGCCGGTTTAACTTTATTTGTAAGTGGTACTTTAACGCCGTTAATATACTTCGCAACTTGTTTATCAAAGTTAGCTACTGAACGGGAATAACCGCAAGCCTCAAGTAAGTTTCCGGGATCTATTTTGTCGTATTGAATATCTTGATGACCGGGTACTTGTGTTTTATAATCAATTCCCCAATACTTACATAAATACGCCATAACACGTGCGCTATTGTCTAACGATTTCAAACTACGTTTCTTATCGTCAAAGTAACTCGCCTCTACACCAAACGCTGCGTCGTTAGCGTCTAAGCCATATGATTGGTTATCTAAAGGCGTATCATACAATACATGCCATGCTTTTTCAGTGACTGGGATACAAATAATACATTCTTTATCATCAACAAAGATGTGTGCACTAGCAACGTACGCCCAACTAATATTCGCGCTGTTCTTGTAATAGTTGACGTTCTGCTGTGCTGTACTGTTCTTGTTGCCTGTGTCGTGAATAACCGCAAATTTCGGTTTGCCCGTTGTTAAGGGTTGTCCTGTGCGTCGTGTTCCAATTGGTAATAAATCAAAGCGTACGGGTACGCCATTCCATAATTCTGTCATTCTATTTCAACCCTTTCTCTTTTAATACTTGTTCTTGTTCTTTCGCTTTAGACTTCACTAAATAAGTGTTCTTCCACACGCCATAAGCGACTAACGCTAAAGGTAAGCCCGTATTGATAACATTAATCCATGCGTCAACCTTTTGAGGATTAATGAATTCAACGCTAATTCCACTGGCTTGTAACGCTAAATACAAAGCGCCTAAAAAGCCACCGATTAATGCAATGAATTGTTTAACTTTATCTTCCATATAAATGCCTCCTTAAAAGAAATACTTCGCTAATCCAATTGCTGCAACGATAACCGTAAATACACCAGAAATGAATACTGTCGTGATTTGTACATTCGCTTTCTGTTTCTCTGAAATAATACCTTGCACACTTTGTAACTTTTCATCGTGGGACTGTACTTTGTATTTCACATCAGTAAAATCCTTTCCGAAACTTTCCATTGTATTGTTAAGTTTCTCTAAGTGTTTTTCGGAACGTTCTTGTGATTCAAAAGAACGTTCTTGCAACATCGTTTGCTTATCAACAGTTTTCTCTAAGTTGTTTAATGCTTCTGTATGCTTTCGATCATTCTCATTGATTTTCTCGTATATTTTACCTCTTGCACTCTCCCACTCATGTCTAAGTACAAATTTATTTTCGTCTGGCATATAATGTAGCACCTCCTACAAATGCTACTGCTCCACATACAACAGTTAACACTGCAAATTGTGCCCAAGTTAGCCAGTTGATAGCATTAAATATGGATGCACTTGTCATCAGAAAGTACATAATAGATGTAGTCAATCCACCAATTAACAAAAGCCAATTGCATATGTTATTCATTTTCTCGCTAGGAATAAAAAAAGCGGATAAAATTAATTTAAATGAACCGATCATCACGAGTACACCCCAAACCCAAATAGGCATTAATTGATGGAGTTGTAAATAAAATTTCGAATCTTGAATCACTGAATCTTGCGAGAAAAACCAAAAAAAGCCTCTCACAAAAGTGAAAAATCCTAATCCGAATATCAAGGTGAAAGCTAAGGATTCACCGAATTCATTTTTCTTCATATATGCACCTCTTTCTATATAAATAAAGCCCGACTACCGATATTTGGGTAGTCGAGCACGTTGGTTTTTTTACTAAAATTCTAATGAATCGGGTTCATCTTCTCTTTCTTTTACATATGGCGCACCTTTTTCATCAAAAGAACTACGTGTAATATCTTGTTTCACATAATATGTTTTTGTTCCATTGTTAAAAATGCCAGCTAACATATTCTGCATTGCGCATACCTGTTTGACTTGTTCTTCATCAGTAAACTTATATGCATTAGCAGGCGAAGCACCACGTACAAAGCTATTTGAGTAATTCTGCATCAAACAACTTTCTTCTCCTCGCTTATCTACTTCTACTAGGTAATACTCTGTAATTTTTTCCATAACTTATTCCTCCAATAAAATTATTTATAATAAAAACGCCTAACGATTATTCATCATCAGACGTTTCATTATCCTTGTTTTGTAATTGTGTAATTAAAGCACGCAATATTGCGTTTTCTTTTTGTAATTCTGAATTTGAAGTTGCTAGGTTATCAATAACCAATTGCGGATTAACTTGTTCGTTCATTTTTTAATGCCTCCAATTTTTCATTTAATTGTTGTATTGCACGTAATGCCCATGACACCATTTCATTAGTATTGATACCATCACCAAATATAAATTCTGTCGGTGTTTTGTAGCCATCACCAATAACTGGACCGTGTTGCATTAATCCTCTATTGTCATCCTTATATTTATATGAATAGAGTAATAAATCATTTGTGATTACCGATAATGCATCATAGTCCCAAAGTTTGATTTCTTCTTTATATTCTGCTCTTGACGATTTAATAAAGTCTAATGCTCTAACCGGTTTATAACTTGTTCTACCACCGTTATAAAAGTTATTATCAGTAATTCTCATTTCATTCATACCAACGCCAAAATACACATCAGCACCGCTATGATTAGAGAATGCATAACTGTGAGTAGTTTTAAGCTCATTTGTACGAACTGGTCTATAGTTTATACTGCTTCCCGACGCACCATTTTTGTCTGTGACTCTAAATTCTCCATCATAAGCAACCAAGGCATATTGATTAGTAGACTTAGCTCTTAAAGTTCCGTATAAATTACTAGCATAAAAGTCACCTGAACCAATATCACCTTTTTCATTAGTGGCATATACTATATTTTCAGTACGAGACTTACTAAAGCGAATACCCGCTCCATGTTGTCCTTGAGGGTCTGAAATATTTCCGTATAATATAGCCCCGTCAGTATCGCTAGAACTGTCGTTATCTTTAACATAGAAATAAAACTCATTCAAACCGGCACGTGTATCTTTAAACGGTCTAACGTATACACCATATTGTCTTGATTCAATGTTGTTAGTTAAGTTGGCTACAGTGTATATCCGGGACTGATCTGACTCTAAAGCAACCGCTCCATATGTGGAATGTAGACGCACACCGCGTGAATTCTCGTTATAACCTTGATAATGGAATTCTAGAGTACCTGCAGTTTCACCACTTGCAGCATTCATCATTGTGGATAAACCTTTTTCAGTCATATAAAGGTTGTAGCCGTTGTCTTCGTTAGATACTAATAGATAACCATTTCTGATACCTAAAGTTAAATTTGCTATATCCGTTTTATTAGCCCATGTACGCGTGAATTTACCACGTGATAATACACTATTGTTCTTTATTTCAAGGTAATTGACAGAATCACCACCGCGTAAGCCGATATTATTTACATTGATGTCTAACCCTTCACGAGACAAATTAATTTTATTGATAATATTTGTTTCATCAGCTTTTTTACTAACATCACCCACAAGCAGATTAAATTCTTTGTTCAATTTTATATCGACTTTATCGCCTTTAATTTTGACGCCTTGTGGTCCTATCGAATGTGATTGAATATTACCGTTTTCATCATATCTAAATGTCATACCGTCAGATACGTTATTAATAAATTCCGACGTATATCTTTCCAGTGTCTTACTTTTTGCACTAAACACTTGTTTAGAGACGCTATTTGATGTCTGCCCTGCCTCAATTAACACTTCAGCTTTTGTAGTAGATAATTTTTGCGCTACATCATTTTCATACTCTGATTTAGTAACAGTATCTGATATTCTGTCAGCTAATTGTTTTCTTTCTGAATCAGAACTCTCTAATCTTTCAATAATCCCTTGTTGATCACTTTGATATTGTGAAGAAGTGACATAATCCCTCAACATTTGATTGGTCATTTCACGCAAAGATTCATCAATTTGTTTTGAAACATCGATTTCTCCGACAAGTTGATTATCTTCATTTACTGTTAAACCAAGTTTGTCTGCTACATTATTCAACGCTTCTTTAAATTTTTCTTCAGTATACTGTGACTGTAACAATTTAAATCGTTCATCGATGGCTACCTTTGCACGTTCAACCACATTGTACAGATTCTGCATAGCTATTCGATAATTTAAAAATAACGCTTGAGTATCTACTAATTTACCTATCGTGGCAGTTTCATCTGTCATGCTTTCAAGATTACTTTTGATGTTATTAAAAATAGAGACTGTTGCATCAAGCTTGGTATTTAATTCTTCTTTTAAATCAAAGTCCACTAAATACTCATTGTTCATGACATCGTGCATTTCGTTCAACAATTTACTATGTTGAATGGATAGGTTAACGAATGTGTTATTTAACTCGCTATATAGTGCTTTTTCACGAGTAATAGCACCAATATCTTCAGCTTTTTCTGCCGTCGCATTAATCCATTGCCCCTCCCAATATCGTCGCAATACTGCCACATCAGGATTACGTGTATCTAACCACAACATATCGTTAACTGGATTTTCTGGCGGTTCAACACCTTTGATAATCTTACGTTCGAAATACTCAAGTTTACCCTCAACCACATCAGCAACGATAGTATTAACATTGGTTAATCCATCATTTAACTTTTGACGTATTGCATCAAGCTTTTTAGTAAATTCTGCACGTAAATCAGATTCTTTGTATTCAACATAATTACCAAACGAATACACACTAACGTTTGTTAGTGGATTATATGTTTCAGATATAACTTCACCCTCAACATATAATGCAGGGGTAAAGTCTCTATCTTTAACACGCACAATATCGCCCAAACGGATGATTTCATGCGGATACGTTTTTTTAATATCTAACGATGTCACTTCGTAACTTACTGCAGCACTTTTCACTTTATTAAGTTGAGTTGTACCCAATGTGCGTAAGCGTTGTTCAGTCATATTCTCATCTTCAGTTTCAGGCTCGTATATATCCCAAATATAACGTGTGGGTAGTCCGAATTGTTTTTGTGCTTCATCGTCCTGCACAATTAACTTAATACGTTCACCATTTTCTTTTTCAGGACCTAAACAAACTAATGCTGTGCGCACTTCGGATATATCTACTGTACGTTTTAACCCTAGTAAATCTTTGCCACGCACAATTTCTTTTCCCTTAAATAAAGGTTTTGGTTCTTTCAAACTTACGTATCGTGATTTAACTTTACGACTATCCAAATCAATGTGGAAATCTATAACCATTTTGTATGTGGTAGTCAGTTGTTTAAGCACATCAAATCTTGACTGATAACTTGTCCATGACGTTGTACGTGTACCGTTATATTCAGTATCGTCACTTACTTTCCACCCCGTATCTTTTAACACATCACTAAGTGCTTGAGTAGTCGTATACTTTTCAAACTTTTGAGGAGGATATGGTACGCCTGTTGCGATGTCTTCTAAGTATGATGCATTACATTCGATTAATGAATATTTACTTGTGCTGTCTTGTTCTATACGATTGATAATAAATTCACGCGGTTCATTGCGACTATCTAAAAAGATTACTCTGTTACGTTCTTTAAACTTAACCGCCCTGCTTGCTAAAATCGTAATGTCTAGAATTTCAGTATAATCTTTAATGTTGCGCTCATGTTTAATATCAATAAGTGATTTATCATTTTTACTAATGAAATCTATAATATTACCTTCAAAATCCAATACATGTAGCATATTAATACCACCTGTCTTGCCATTTTATTGTTGTATCAAATGTATTAGGCGGTTGAATAATCAATTCGGTATGACCCGAATCAACGTTAAAATAATCACTACCAAAAGTTTTCTCGTGAGTAAATGGCTCGTCATTAACCATAACCACATTATTCGTCATATCCACCACAATATCATCACCACTTTTTATGATCATATCGTTTTCTCCAGTTGGTTTTTCTAATAATTCACGAATGTAACTACCTAATAAATACACTGGCATAAAGTTATTCGTTCCATTTTTGGCAGAATAAATAGAAACTGCACTTATTGGTCGATTATAGAAATCGCCTTTATCAGTAAATGTAACTTCATGTGTATCAAACGCAATCTTACGCAACGGATAAGGTATCTCTCTATATTTCCATGTCTTTATCGTGAATTCCTTGCCAATACGTGTTAAGCGCATGTATACAACAAATTCGTCCATTCCATAAATCGTTGGATTGTTTTTATAATCGTAAATCTTTTTAGGTTCGCCACTTTGATTGTACAAACAAATTATAATACGCCCAATTGCTTGATTTGCATTAGGATTAGTATATCCAATCGATGCAATCACACGACCGTCAGTATCGTATAAATATTGTGTTGTTCGATTTGCGCCCTTACGTTTTTGATTCACTGCAATTTTAAATGTAGCACTGAAATTGTTGATTTGCTTACTAAAGCTACGTTTATACATTGCACCTTGCCAACCCTCGCCATTAATACTTTCAGTGTTTAAATAAACACTTTCTTTACTTGCGGATTGCCCAAATGTGCCACCAACTACACCACCAGTGTAGTTATCATTAATATTATTAGAAGATTGCTTATTCCAACCACTCAATGTACGTAACTCATCACCTAAGATTAAAGGAGAATAATCTTTAACCTTTTTGTCAACATCATCATCACCAATCATAAAGTAATCTTCATCTTTTTTAGTGATCATAAAATAATTGGAATTTTTTAACGCCCTTGCTTCAACTAATATTGGTGTGTCTGCCGTACCTGCATTAACCACACTTACTGAATCACTAATTGCAGTATTTTTACTACCTTTAGCTGAATACTTATAAGGGTCAGTTAAAACGACTTTTAAATTAACCACATTGATATGGTTTTCAGTCTTACTTAATAATTCTATCGGCCCTTCAAAATATGCATTCCAATACCACTCTTTGGATTTAAATTGAAGTTTAACTTGTTTATCGTAGTTAAAGAATTTAACTAACTCATTAAGAATATCGTCGTGTGATTTAATTCCACTATGCGCTAAGTGGTCATTACTAATAACTAGTGGTAACTCGAACTGAAGTTCATCTAAACTTCTGCCTTGATAAACGCTACCCGGCCTACCTTCTACTTTTTCCGTTTTAACGGCAAAATTAAAAGAGGGTATTTTAAACCCTCTTTGAACAAAAAGCCACGGAAGTGTTTTATCATTAACTATTATTGTATCGTTCATTAAGCAAACACACCTCCTGCGTTAAATCTTTGTTTACGTGATGTGTCACGTTCTCTTTTATCTACAGTTCTATTTATAAAGTCACCTAAACCGAAGTTATCGATTACTGGTTCATAGTCTTTGTTTGCAATTTCTTCGTTAGATCCTACAAGTTTTATTAATAAACCAATCATAGTGTCTAACTTTTTCTCTAAATTACTATCGCCGTTGCTACCTACACTATTATTACTAAAGTGTTTAGGACGTTTATTCTTACTTATATCATTACTAGCCAATGCAAGTAATTTAGCAGCGTCATCGGCACGGCTAGGGTCTGTAGGGATAATCCATTCAGGGTAACCGTCTTCGCCTAAATGATATAAACCATTATGGACAAGTCCGCCAGTTTTATATGCATAAGCTGCAGCTCGATTAAAGCCACCCCAACCATATGTTCTAACAATATATCGCAAAGCAGATATACCTTGATGTAACGGATTATTAAAGTTTGTATAACCCGATTTAGCATTAGACATAAACGTCGGTTGAATCATTTGGAATAAACCTTTTGAAGGTGTGCCACGTTGAGCATTTATATCCCAATTATTAACCGCATTCGGTTGGTAATTAGATTCACGTTTAGCCAGTCTCATCATTGCATCATGAATGTAGTTAGATTTGTAACGACCACCCAATATATTTTGTGCTTGTCTAATTACTCGACTTGCGTATGCTGCACCACTACCTGAAGGGTAACCTTTACCGCCACCTGTTTTGTCATTTTTACGTAACCATCTTTGAGGTTCTACAGAATAACGGTTTGCTTCTCCACCTTGGTTAACTTGGAAGTGTAAATGACGGTAATTTGTCATAGAACCTGTATTACCTGATTTACCAATAAGTTGTCCGGCCTTAATTTGTTCACCAGTTTTACGTAATTGTTGACTTAAATGCATAAACCATAAGAATGTCTTACCTTGTTGTACTGTTATGGCTTTACCACCACCATAATTATCGTACCAACTTCTAACACGTCCACCCATAGGCGTACGAATAGGTGTGCCAACTGGGGTGTCGTAGTCGATACCGTGATGCACACCTCCGTTAAATGGATAATTAGGATTTGGTGGATATGGAGGCGCAGAATAACGTTGTAGTATTTTAAATCCGTCAAATACAGAACCGTCTCCTGCTTGTGCTTCAAAACCATTAGTTATCCAATCAATCGCACCTTTTTTTATCTTCTTAAAAGCAGCGCGAGTAATTTCTCCAACGATACCCATACCTTTTGTTAATGAAGAAAAGTTTACGCCCATAAGCGACATTACTTTGTTGAATAGTTTACCTGGATTATCCATATAATCCATAACGTCGCCTACTTTATCTGAAAGCCATTTAGCACTATTGCCTAAGGCACGACCGACACCTTGCATTTTATCGCCAATCCAATCTTTAGCATTGCCAAACCAAGTACCAACACTAAATCGTGGATACATACCTGCACCTTCTGCTTCTTCTAAGCTTTGTCGCATTCCGCCACTAATCACACGTGACCCTTTAGGCAAGAATGTAGTCGTATCTTTTGCAGGGGTTAAAGCAGTACGTCCGTTAGGGTATTGAATTAATTCTCGACGACCATCAATACCTCTGCCGTTACCAGGACCTTTATCTCCCACAACTGCCATAGTGCCGTGTTTTAATCGACCATCAGATGTAGTGCGTATATGTCGGTTTATACGTTGCGTCCCTGTAGATAATTTAGGTATTTTAGGCAAGCTTAATTTAGAACCTACCCAGTTTAAACCGTCAATTAATCCATTCAAACCTTTCTTAATGGCGTTAACCATTCCACCGATATGATTTTTGATTTTACCAATAATATTCGCAAGTCCATTCTTCATGTTATTAAACGTATTGCGCACCGAACGCCATAATGCACTAGCAATACCAGTGACTGAACGTTTAATAGAATCCCATATATTTACAATAGTAGTTTTAACTCTATTAAAAATATTACGTGTGCCAGTACTTAAATTATTCCAAGTATTACGCACACCGTCCCATAATAGTCGAGCAAATCGAGTGACACTATTTTTAATTTTTGACCAAGTATTAGTAATCCACGCTCTTAAATTTGAAAAAATATTACGTGTCGAACGACTAAGGGAATTCCAAATGTTTCTAACCAATTGATAGGCACTACTTGCATATCTATATATTGTAGATTTGATAGAACTCCAAATATTTGTTATGAACGATTTGACAGATTTAAATATGAATATTGTGAAATTTTTAATATTATTCCAGTTATTCCTAACTGTATTCGCTATGGATTTAGCAATTGTAGTCACCACAAACTTGATAGCATTCCAAGTATTTAAAAATGCTTGCTTATATAAAGATAATATTTTTCGAATTACAAATAATAAACCATTAAAAATAGCTGTAGCACCTGTTTTCAAGGCATTTATAAT